ATACCAAACGACTCAATAGTCTTGTTGTGGTTCTTCTTCTCCCAAGTAATCTTTTCAGGGAACAGCTCAGGACTAGCATCAATAACAATTAAATCTTCTAACTTAAGGGGATACTTAGATCTATCGCTAAGGGATGGATCTAATTTGTAATGTAGTGAGAATAACTTTAAGCCAATCTTAGCTTCCCTTTGCTTGAGGACATCTAAAGGGAACCGCTCAGGCTGCGTACTGTCTCCTATCTCTAGCCCCAACTTTAAGATATAATCGGAACAGTAATCTATTTCTCCAGCAATATCAGGGTTTGGCATAATAGCTGGGAACTTAATAATAGGGTAACTGTTAGATAGCTTAAGATACACGCTGTCAGTCGATTGGAATGTACCCAAGATACGGATGCACCCATCTGTTGTATTGTTTCTAATCTGCTCTAGTTCGGCTATCTTATTGAGTAGCCGCTCTCTAGCATAAGGAGTATCTGAGTTCTTCTCGATCTCAATATCATCCACTATGATATCATCGGCATGGCTACCTGTGATCTGTCCTGTTATACCTTTGGCATAGCAGGACAGATCTTGTCCGTAGGTAGTCTTGCATCCAACATTGAAACCGAATGCATTGTCCTTATCGTGTTCCTTAGGCTTAAGGTGTTCACAATAAGGAACCACATCAATTATCTTTCTAACCTGTGCAATGAAAGAGATGGCTCTACCAGAGGTTGCTGACAAGACCATGATAGTCTTATTAGCATCCATTAGAAGCCGCCACGATGCGAAGCAAGCGTTGATTACGCTCTTGCCAGCTCCACGCCCTGCTTGCATCTGGAAGTCCTTAGGACCGTTCTGCATGGCTTCTGCCATAGCGTACTGTAATGGAGTCGGTTCCCCGATTCCTAAGTACTTGAAGCAAGCCCATAGATGATTACGGAAATCATCAACCATCTCTTTAGGTACATTCATTATCCCACCTTAAATTTAAACGGAGCCTTAGTTGCCAACTTAGCCTCTAGTTCATCTAGAGCTGAATTAGGAATGTTATCTAAAACATCCCTGTTGTCTGTGATCATACCACGAATAACAAGGTATAATCCTGGAGTACACTTAGTTGGATCACCAAGGTCTGATAACAGTTGTTTGATTAAGCCGTTGTTTAAGGCTTGGATTTGTTTAGCATAGTTCATGTATTACTTTCCGAGCCAGCTCTTGACCTTATCAACCGAGATCAGGTTGCCAATGACATAGCCAGCTACAAAGAGGAATGCGCCAAAGAATACGCTGCCGACGAAAGATGAAATAGTTGCGATTGTAATCATGTTAGTTCTCCTGTTGATTGTTAATAATCCATTGCTCACCCATAGTGGCAATATTACTGTAAGTAGTTAAGTCAGTTCCGACCATGTGTGTTTCCATAATACGAACATGGTCTGTGTGTCGTTTCATAATAGTTGTTAGTGGTTCTGGATTAATTGTATTAGCTTGGCTATAGTTACCAGCTAATATATTATTAATACCATCGCATACATCTACCAACCCATTTAAATATTCTTGTGTCTTATTTTCTTCCATTTGTTTCCTTAGTACGAGGGATACCATTTAGTTGTTGTTGCATCATAAGTCATAGTCAATGCCTTGGAAACAACAGCCGTGCTTGCCAATGCAATATTTCCAGCGGCGGTTGTCGTAAAAATTCCAGTTGGAATTAAAGTAATTCGACCACCAGTAGTTGCGATTGTAGATGGAGCCGTAATTGTAGCAATGGCTGCGGTTCCACTGATAAATACAATAGATGTTGTTGGAGCAATTGTAGCTGCACTTGCAATGGTCGGTGCTACCTGACCAGTTGATGCAACGCCAAAGATACGGTTGCCAAGTGTGCTTGAATTTCCAATTGCAGTCGTGTTTGAACCAAGTCCAATTGCAACATATCCAAGTGCAGTCTCGTTGGTAACTGAGTTGGCTGAGCCACGGACACCATAACCCACATACACGGCGTTGGCTGTTGCAGTCATGGCAGTTGCGCCATCTGCTATGTATCTGCCAGCATGATACCCAATTGCAGTATTGTTTCCAGAGGTTGTAATATTATATAAAGACTCTTGACCAATACTTACATTTTGACTGCCAGTTGTTATAAACCTAGCACACGAAGTTCCAATAAATACATTTTTACTTTGAATTGTTGCACTTGCTGCACCAGCACCACCAGCCTGATTTCCAATTGCAATATTTTCAGATGATGTAGTATTTGCATAATATAAAGCAAATGTTCCAATAGCAATGTTGTTAACTCCAGTTGTTATAGTTACTGCTGCTGATTGTCCAATTGCAACATTATTTTGACCGCTTGTAACTGCTCGCAATGATCCACCAACTGCCATATTGTAAGTACCAATTCCAAGTGCATTTAACGCATTTGTTCCAATCGCAACATTGTTAGATCCAGTTGTACACGCCGCCAAAGCATTAGAACCAACGGCAACATTAGTGTCTCCAGTATTTAATTTTAAAGCGTTATAACCAACAGCAGTATTATCAACAGCAGTTTGGTTTGCGCTAAGTGAGTATGCTCCAACAGCGGTGTTTCGTACAGCAGTTGTGTTTGCGTCTAGTGCTAAATATCCAATAGCAGTTGTATCAGCAGCGGTATTAAGCAACAACGCATTATGACCTACAGCAACACATCCTGTCGTTGTCTGTGCAGCACCCAACGCATCGCTGCCAATGGCAACATTGTTATCTCCAGTTGTAATCGCATCTCCAGAGTTCTTGCCAACAAGTACATTATTAAGTGCCAGACTCGTAAGAGCTGTTCCTGATGCTTCACCAACAACCGTATTACCTGTACCACTTCCTATGCTTACAGTTAATCCATTGATTGCTCCGCTGGTAATTGTCGTTCCAACACTTAATGATGTTCCAAGATATGCATCACCATAAACATCAATATCCGATTGAAATGTTTGATAGGAACTAAAGTTATTGTCAATACTCACATAAGCACCATCAGTAACCGTTGCTGCGTTACCTGTTGTACTTTGATTCCAAGTTGGAACCGTTCCTGTAAGACCTGTATATGGAACATTTGTAGCTGTTGCTGCGTTGCCAGTACATGAGCCAGATGAGCCACTTACATTTCCAGTAACATTTCCTGTGTATGTTCCACCAGCTGCTGCGGCTAATGTAGCACTGTAGGCTTGTACATCTGTACCTATAACAAGACCAAGACTAGTACGACCAGTAGCCGCAACAAGTCCTGTAGCCCCACCATCCCACTTTAGTCTATCTGTAGACGCTGTATTCCAAGTGGCAGCTGAGGATATATAAGCATCTGAAATAGCCGTAGCGTTCCATGTACCAGTTGTAACTGTACCTAAAGAACTAATGGCTAGAGATGCAATCGTTGAGTTAACCCATTGGCTACCGTTCCACTTTAGTAGGTCGTTGTTTGCTGCGCTTGTAATAGTAACATCTGAAAGATCATCTAAAAATGCTACAGCAAGACCACCACCACCAGCACCAGAAAGATTTCTAAATAAACCAGCCTGTATAAACTTAGCTTTAGCACTATCATTAAGAACAGTTACGCTACCTTTAACAATAAGGTATCCAAGAAAGACTCCCTGTGTTGCAGTGCTTTCACTTTCGGTAAATGATTCAGTTAACAGACCTAATTCTGCGTCAGCTAATTGTGCGTAGGTCTCACGACCATAGTATATACCAAGTGTGTTTGGTTGGTTAGGTAGATAGAATATTCTTTGTATAGTCCATTGAGATGTAGACGCTAGAGTACCACTACCATTATCATAGTGACTTGGATCTACTACTGAATTAATAACCGTAGTAAACCCAGTACCACCATTACGATAGAATCTCCATACAACTGTAGCTGGTGCTGCATTTGTATCTGTAATAATATTTGGGTTATTCGGATCTGTCTGATAGTTTCTACCAATAGCGTATGATTTACCACTGCTTCGATTGACAGATAAGTTAGCACCGTTAGCAGAGATCTCATGCCCCGATAACTTGAGTGGACCAAATGCTCTAATGAATGGGTCTGTCTGTGCAGCCTGACCATACGCAACATGGGGATAGTTCTTTACTAAGCTTACAGTAGAGTGGTTTGTGTGATACACAGCACCAATCGCAATCTCAGAACCAAACTGATCGTCAGTCCAAGTAGTTGAGTGTTGTACCACTGTGCCTGTGCTACTGATAGAGAACCAAGTTTCATCTGAACTAGCGAGACCAGTTATAGTAACACCAATCTTTGCTGTCCAAGTTACTGTGGTAACTACTGGAACTGGTAATGCAACAAGCGAAGCTCCTGGAGTACAGATGATACCAGCACCAGCCGTGATATCTATTTTAGATGGATCACTAGCGTTAACAGATATGATACCACCGTACAAAACACCAGTCTGTAAGTTTTCTTTATATCTATCAAGATCTAAACCATCAACCATACCAACAAAATTAGGTGCTGTAACAGTACCACTGAATGTTCCTGTGCCACCGTTATAGTTACCAACATTATTGATAACAGTTACTGGTGGGTCTTGGATTGAGAAGCCACCCCTAGAATAGAAAGCTCTTATTGTCATATTATTCCTCTGGTGTTGCTGTTACTGGAACAAGGAAATCATAATCACTTGATAATACACAAGTAGCTATAACTCTATACTTCATATAGTTATTAGTAGCTGGAGTAACAACAAGATCATAAGTTAAGTTAGCTGTGTTTTTAATTATGTTAAATGTACCTATAGTACCAATAGAGTTATATCCAGAAGTATTTACAGTAGCATATTCTATAAGAAAAATATCTCTATTTTGACCAATAATTTCTGGAAATGGATCATCTTCAAAGTTTGTATCATTATCAAATACAGCCAATATTTTAGTAACTCTTTTTTGTACTATACTCTGTGAGAAAACAGATGTACCAGTTAGTTTTCCTACATCAACTTGAATTAAAATATCAGCTGTACCATATACTGGTAATGGGTGTTCAACATCATACATAGGAAACTGCATTAAGATTTGATTAGCTGTTGTTGATCCAGTTACTGCATCCTTTGTTAATATAACAGAATGATTATTACCAATCTTAGGAGATATAAATAGTGGTTCTGTATTAAATACAAGTTGACCAGATCCTGTTTCATTAGACATAATATCAGCTAATTCCGCAGATGTAGTAGCAGAAAATTGTCCCAATGAACCAGACTTTTTAGCAAAGCCAACAGTATCTTCTGCTTGTGTTGACTTTATAACACCAACAGTAGAGCGTCTTAAAATATTCCTATCAGCTGAACTTTGACTAGTATCAATTTGCTTTCTTCCTGGCATTGTCAACCTCCTTCTTCCATGCAGCATTAAACATTGGATCTGACGATCTCTTTACTGCTATGTATTCTCTCATTGTTACTGGGTCTGTATCATCTAATGCACTGACTGCAAGCTTAGCTTCATTGACCTTACGACTTGGCAACCAACCAACGGCTAATCTAATCACAGTACCTAATCCAGTCTGCCAGAGTATTACCACCACAGCGATACCACTGATAGATATGAATCCGTACTTAAGTAGATTAGCCCACCAAGGGGTTATATCTGCTACCTCACCAACAGCACCAGAGATATCCTTGGTTTCACCCAAGATAATCTCTGCGTGTTTGTGAGCTACAGCTATACTTCTTGTGTCAATAATAGCCATTGCATTCTCTTGTATGATATGGTTACTCGTTGATATTTCTTTAACAGCTGAGCAACCCATCAATAAAAATAACCATAAGTACTTCATCGCATAGCCTGTTTATCTTCTAGTTTGGTTAACCTAGATTTAATCTCTATAAGAGCTGTTGAATAGAATGAGTCGTTGCTTACGCTGACGACCTGTGCTTTGGTTAGATCCTGCACGATACCCTTAAGGGTCTCAAGATCTCTCATGCTATAGTCAATCATAGCGTCTCGTCTACCCATGTAAACAAAGCTTGCAGCAATGCCACCAATTAAGGCAACAAGTTGTAAACTAGAAATAATTAAAAATAGTAGTTGTTGTCTTTGTGGTGGCATTATAGTAATTCCTTTTATGTTGTGTGGTATGAAAAATTAATTGCGATATAACCACCAGTTGTTGTTCCATTACCAAGAGCTAGTGTAACTGCTGCTCCTACAATAAGTTCTCCATTAGTTGGATTTAGTCTCATTGGTACTACAGTAGTAAAACTTTGTAGACCAATAGACATAATAGCTCCTGAACCACTTCTTGGAACTGGTAATCCAGTTAATACAACTGCTCCAGAAGCTAATGCAAGAGCTGTTGTAGCAACATTAGTAATAAGACCTTCTACTTGTACAAGATCTCCAGTTTTTATATATCTTACAACATATCCACCATAGTTTGTTAAACCTGTTCCAAATTTAAAACCAGTACCACTAGATGCTGCTGCATTAACAGCTACTTCAGAATAAGCCAACGCCAAAGTATTATATAACGGAGGATTAGCAAACACAGCCACACCACTAGCGTTAATAGTAAGATCAGCTGTACCACCACCAGCTGCATCATAGTCACCTTTAAATTCTAGAGTACCAGTACTTTGAATAACTGGTGTTTCTACTATTGGTGAAATAATCTTATTGCCACTAGTTACTTCCATATTACCAGCTACTGTCAGCGGGCTGTTTGGTGTTGTAGTATTAATACCTGTGTAGTTGGATGTATTAGTAAAGATATTTGGAGTAAGAGTTACAATTTGATCAATACCAGTTTCATCAGCAATTAAAGATATAGCCCAACCCTTACTAAAATTAGCGGTAGTTGGATTGTGGTGAATATCAAGTTGTTCTACTGATATAGGTGAATAATTCCATGCTTGTGCTGTTGTCCCTAATAAAATAACTCCATGATTACTATTAGCTGTATCTCGACCTAATCTAAATGAAGTAAATGGACATTGACCAGTTGTTGTTAAACTTGAACTGTGCCAACTGTTACCAGCAGCCCAAAAATAAGTGGAAATTGTTGCTGTCCAACCAACAGTTGTTTGGTAATTAAAACCAGAAAGTTTAATTTTCATCATCATATTTACTACTGGTGATGCTGAGCTTATTAAACCAAATGGAATTTTAATTTTAATAGTTCCAGTAGTTGCTCCAGTGGCATAATAACTAGCGATATTAAAATATTTATTAACAACACCATTAGTTAAAGCAAGAGATGCTTGTTCTAGTGTTGAATTAGTACTACCATGTACATGCAATCTATGTTCTAATGGAACTGATGATGCTGCTGTACCAATACCAACTAAACCAGTACTATTCAGAGATACTGCTGTGCTATTATTGATAAGTAACTTCATATTGTCTTTGGCGTAAATACCAACTTCACTGGAAGTAAGACCGTTTGTGATATCGCCAAACTTAAATTGATTGCTTGCAAAAGCAATAGCATCAGATTTAGATGCTCCATTGTACAACTGTATTTTACCATCAGTAGTAATAGAGAGCGGTGCTGTTGCTTGTGCAGTACCAAAACTATGAACACCATCTGTTCCAATAATATTACGAACGACATTGCCAGTTCTAGTTTCAAAAGCATGGCTTGTATAAGTACCAACACGACCACGATCTGTGGATGCTTCGTTTATAAGCTCAACATTATCTGTACTATTTCTAATAGCAAGGTTAGTTGCACCATTGTTTGTTATCATAAGTGGGGTTAGTGCCGAATAAGCTGAGACTTCATCGCCATCACCAAGACTTAAGCTAAGCCCAGCAAACTCATTAATCTCTGTTTGTTTAGGTGTAAAACCTAAAGCTGTATGTAAACCAGTTGCTGGTATGGTTGTACTTGCAGGATACCCAACTGGTCCTAAACTAAGAGTCGGATCAGCTAAATCTAGGAAATGTTTACCAGCTGAAGTAGCATCGTCAAGCATTGATACTGTACCATCAAATGTCCAACTAGTAATACCAGCTGAAGGACAGTTAAGATACAAACAAACCCAATCAACACCACCATCATTAACCTTTACCATAGAAAAGGTATCAGCTAAGTTTGCTGGTCTAAACCCAATATAACCATATAGAACCGCTGCTTCAAGCTGTGCATTCGTATATGTCGTAGCTACATAACCCTTTGAAATATACACATATTGGGAACAAGATACACTAAGATCATTTGATCTATTAGCAGATATTGTTCCTTGTATCGTGTAATTGTACACATTGTAATTGTCTGTATTTGCTAGTGGTACTCTAAATAATTTTAAATATTGATGAGAGAATCCTGCAACCCCAACCTGAGTCCAAGATTTAAATATCTTTTTAGTTAAAGTTCCACCAGTTTCATAAGTAACATCTAGTTTAGCTTTTGGATTAACAGTGTTAATACCAACATTACCAGTACTAGAGATACGCATTTTTTCAGTAACATTTGCACCATTAGCTCTTGTTTTTAATTGTAAAGATCCTCCATAATCTCCAGATGTAGCGTTTTCTTTTATACCAACAACTTCTGCAAATGTACTTGGTACTGTTGTATCATTCCAAATACCACCTAAAGCAATACCACCACCTAAATTAATACCAACAGCTGTAGTACCATAAGCAGCCATAACAGATTGACTTCCAACATTAGTGTATGGAACAGAATTAGTAACTAATCCAATACTATCCATAAAACTATTATAATTTGCTGTAGGACCTACAAGAACTTTACCAGTAAACTTACCACTACCAGCTACATCTAGTGTAACAGTTGGAGTATGTGAGCCACCAACAGCTAAATTACCAGATTCAAGTAATGACATTTTTACAGTTGGTGTAGTACCAGCTGCTCCTGTTCCAAATTGTAAAGCAGAACTACTTGCAGTATTAGTAGACCTAATATAAGAAGATCCTTGTGCAACATTTCGTTGGGTAATATTTGCACTACCGCCACTTGAGGGTTTATAGGCGTTAAAACCAATACCAGATCCTGAATATGTTAAGGCTGGTTCTGAACACCAGAAATCTAAATGAGACGAATCGTTTGGTGATGCAACTCCAGTAATAGCTTCCATTCTAAATTGAGTAGTAGCATGATCACCTTTTAAATACAGTAAAGTAGCAGCATTATAAGTAATAACGCCAGGGCTAGTAACAATACCAAGACCAGAAGTAAAGGTTTTATTTCCAGCCACAGATTCATTTCCAGCAAGACCAACATAGTTAGCTAATGTCGTAGTGCTGATCTGAGTCCAAGCTGTTCCATTGTAAACCTTAAGTGCTGTGTTTGTAGTGTCATACCAAGTAGTACCAGCAATTGGGTTAGTTGGCGCACTAGCACCATAACTAGATGTTGCTCTACCAGTTAGATTTCCATATTGATCGAGTGCATTAACCTCAGTACCACTTGCGTTTTGGAATGCAACTAATTTATTAGTAGATACTCCCTTGAAGGTAGCAACATTAGAGCCAGTTGCTGTCATTAGGAACGATCCAGTTAGGTTAAACACACTACCAGTTGTTCCAGTAATAGACGCTGTGCCTGTTGCTTGTACGAGGTTACCAGTAATAACATGGTTACCAGTTTGCGTTAAGTTTCCTACTAATGTAACTACCGTTGGGCTTGTGCCACTTGCGGTAACAGTAAGATTAGCTGTACTATCCTTAGCTCCAGATGCACCAGCATAAACAATACGACCCTGTGCATGACCATTAAAGATGGTATTCGTGCTTGTAGTTAAGGAAGCAGTAACATACTCATCAACAAGGTTAATTGCTGCTGTTAAATCAGAACCAGCTGCGATTGGTCCAGTAATAATACCAGTTCCAACCTTTGTTTGTAATGCAGATATATTAGATGTTTGAGTAGCGTCAGTAGCTTCACTAGCAGTTGCTCTAGTATCTAAAGCATTAACAGCCGCTGATAAGTTAGACGCTGAATAGGTTCCTGTAAGGGAAGTAGATGGACTTACTCTTGTAGTAACGGTACTAATGTTACTTGTTTGAGTTGTATTGATTGCTTCAACAGCATCTAATCTAGAGTTCTGTGTATTGTTTGTGTTAGTATTAGTTGTAATCTGACCTTGTAGTACAACATCAGCTGCCACTAATGCGGTATTAATTGCGTCTACATAAGTCTTTACTGTTTGCCCTGTTGTAATAGCTCCAAGGCGACCCTCAACCCAAGATCTAGTTGACCATTTATATCCAAAGTTATATTCTAGATCCGTAGCTGTAACATAATTGTATTCAAGATTGGCAAGGATTTCTTGTGTAAGACTGAGTAGTTGTGTTGTTTCTAGGTTTAATTGCTTAGCCGTAAGTCTAGTTCCCTCAACCCAAGTTACTAATGCTTCGTTACTAACACCCTTTCTACTAATTCTAAGAATATCTCCAGATACTATTGCTGGAACCGTAATAGTTCCAGAGCTTATAGTAATAGCTGATGGTGTTGATATAGCAATAATAGCTGTACCAGCTGCATTTAGGGTTATGTTTCCACTTGGAATTACAAAGATTTTTCTAAAATCCGTTTGAGTTAACTCTGAACCACTTGGAAGAGTAAATGTTCTTTCTATTTTAAGTTGATCTAATATGTTTATTCCAGCAATTACTGGTATAGTAGAAATAGTAAACGAACTACCATTCCAAGCACCAGTTAATGTTGTATCTTTGATTGTGTTATTGGGCATTGTAACTCCTATTAAGTATTAAGTGATGAATATGTTTGTGTAAATTTTCCCTTGAATTCAAGGTTAACAATATTAACTGGTGTTGGGTAATCAGATACAATTTGAATCTTTGTTGTATCAGAGAACCCAAATATTTTAGAAACAAACTCACCACTTGTTTGTGTATTTTCTAAACTTAAAATATCATTATTAGAATCTGTTGTGAGTGCAGTAAACGAAGATTTAAGAATAGACTTATTTCTACGAGTAGCTATGACATCATAGTTACCAGTATCAATATGCCTTGATAACAATGTTCTTAAATTTAAAATACCATCTATTGCATTATTATTTTGATCTCTAACAAACTGTGTACTTAACTCGACATTCATATTAAAGGAAGTACCAACATATATATTTGAACTTTGTGTTGAATAATCACCACTTACTTTAAGAATATATTTACCACCACCCTTTACAATGACTGGTTTAAAAATAGTATAAGCATCTTCGCCCCAACCAGTATCTTCGGGATCTGTAATTAAATATAATTTATCATTATCTTTAATTGTATATCTATAGTTTAAATAAAAAGATGTCTCATTACTGGCTGGGTTATAAGAACAGTTATTGTTTTTTTGTAGTTTTATTTTAATTAAATTATCTAACCTTGGTAATTTTATACCTTGCTTTTGAAGATATGTTTTTTGAATATAGTACTCATAATACTCAACAGCATCATCTTGGATAGTTGACTTTTTCTTTACAACAGTGTGTAAATAATTATCATATACCTGACAGGATTCTATAGCAGCATCAGCTTCAATAGTGTATTTATAGAAAGCATTCTGAAGAACTCTATCACCAGAAAATCTAGTTGTATATAAATAAATATTATTAGGACTATCATCATCAACAGCAACAATAGTATTTTGAGCTGGGCAACTAGTGGTAGCTCTAAAGTTAGTTGGAAGATAATCACCACAGTGACTAGAGATCTCTTGAGCTAAACTAATACTTTGATTCTGTTGTGGCATATAGATATACAATCTACGCTTATCAAAGAAGTAAATCAAAGATCCCATTAGAATTGGTTCAGTTAATTTAGCCGTTGAATAGAAAGCTGTAGGTGCAATTTGTGCAGTCAATGGAGTAATTTGATTCTCTGAACCACGCAACTCAAACTGAATGTCACCCTTTGTATTGATAAATAAGAAGTCACTGAATGGCGTTATGGATGAGATCTCAGCATATGTATTAGACGATGCTCTAATATCAATTGGATCAGAAGACACAATGTTACTTGGGTCTGCTAAAAAGAAATCTTCATATGATCCTAATTGAGATGAGAAAATAACATCTTCACTTGCTAGATATAGGCGATCTCTAAAGGTAGCAATAGCATTTATGTTTACTTGTTTAGCTGTTCGTTGATCTGAACTTAAGAATACACTTGGTCCTGGGTTTGAATAACGAGTACCTGTTGTTTTAGGTGTCCAGTTAATAGGTTGAAACGACCAATCGGAATTAATACCATCTGGTAGTTCATTAAAGATCAATTTTTGTGGTAATCTTCTTTCGTCTAAAACAGAGTACATATCTGGAGACCTAATCTTTTGAGTATATGGTCTACCAGTTCCACTTATTTTAGTTGCCCCATCTTTATATGAAATAGAATCTGGAAAATTTACAACTCTATAGTATCCACTTGATTGACTTAGATAAGGTCCAGCTGTAAAGTATATCTTTCCACGACCAGCTAAAGCACTAAGGGTATCTAGTGGATGAAATGGATCATATAATGAATCTAACATAGTAGCAGCAGTAGTATCTATACTATGTAGACCAATGTAATTACCGTTATTACCATATACTTCTGTTGCTTCTGGTGGAAATCTAATCTCGCTGAAGTCAGCAAATGATTGTCCCAACCAAGGTGATGTTGAATCCTTATATACAAAGTCTTCTACTGGTACAAAAGTACTATATAGAACTACCCAGACAGCAATAGCAGCTGTATTAGCAATTAATGCGGAGCTAATAAAATTTATATCAACAGTAGCACACTCATAACCAATAGACCAACCAACAGATGTTACTGTTAAAGCTTTACTTGCTGGACTTGCATATGCGATTTTAATTGTACAAGCAGTAGTTGAAGTTTTTGATAATATAGTACCAGTAAAATATGTATCAGAATCTTTGTAAACAACAACATAACTACCTACTTGAACATCTGCTGGTACTGTTACGGTTAGTGCAATATTTGTATCTATTAAGGATGTACTTCCTACAATAGAGGTAGATACTGACTTAAGATATGCAGCTGGTGTGTTTGTAAAACCTAGTGTTGTTACATCACTATTATAAATTTTAGTTAAAATACCAGTAAGATACTGTGAGTTTGTAGCTGAGTTAGCTGTAGTGTTATTATATAAAGCAACTGTTTGATTTACTATGGCTGTGTTTGGGATTATTGTAGCAAGCGTGAATGGATCGATTGAATTTGGTGTTAAACTTGTTGTACTTGTACTAGACTCTGTAGATGATTCTAAAGATCCAGTAGTGCCAGCAACTCTACTTGCCGTATAGTATGTAACCTTTTTACCTTTAGGATCTTGAACGGCTCCGCTTGATGGTTCTTTACCATCTAACCCAAACAAAACTCCATTATCACTAGAGGTAAAACCAGCTTTAACTAGAGTATTAAGAACAACAATACTAGACCCAACTGTAGTAGCTTTTAAAATATCTCTAGCATTGTATCCTAAATCTGATCCATATGTAATATAGTTTCTAGTTGTTTGAGATACGATTGAAGTATTCTGTTGTCCAGCTGCGCTAGTTGGAGTTATATCTGTATAGTTATTTTCATTAATTTTATAGACATAAAATAGTATAGCGTTTGTTGCTGATGCCTTATAGTCTATACCAATTAAGAATCTGTTGTTATCATTAATTGTAAACCAGTACCACCAAAAATCTTTCTTAGAGTCATCAGTTGTTTTTTCAAGACATCTCCATAAGTCTAATCTATTGGTTGAGTCTGCATCAAGAACACCATTAGTACTAGAACCGTTCCAAGTAGATGATGGTAGTATAGAAAATCCTGGGCGTTTTTCAAAAGATCTTTCTAATGATACAAGAGCGTTCGTCATATCCTGTGCTTCCAATGGCAATCGTTTGCTTGGTGCTTGTGTTGATACACCACTTGATAAACTTAGAATAGGAATTCTTGTGCTTGCCGTTGGAGCTGCTCTTCTAATATTAGGTTGTCTCTTTGCCATTACGCCTTACCTCTATATTTAAAGATTGGATTAACATATGGATTGCGGAACGCAGCATCACGAACATTAAGATCACCAGTTTTAAAGATGTTTCTTTTCTTGCTGTTAATGTCAGCTGCTCTACCCTTAAGATGATACATAAACTCATATGATTCTAGGAATCTATCAGCCGACTCATCACCCTGAGTAACAATTTGATATCCTCTAACACCAGACGCAAGAATTGCTCTTTGTGCTGTGGTATCCAAATGTTCCCATTTAAGTTTTCTAATTACTTCTACATAGTAATCAGCAGTACTCCAGATATCAGTATCATCTGTATAGTTATATAGTCGTGTTGGGTTGTCGTTGTATAGTTTAGCAACAATAACATTACCATCAGTATTAAGATGTGTGGATAATAGATCAGCTGAGATCATTCCCTCTTCATCTGAGTCTTCAGTTGAGAATATGATTTTACCATTAGAATCTGGATTAAATTTCTTAGTAATTTTATTATTAGCAAGACCTCTCATTTGGAAATCTAAACTAGCTTGCTCTAAAATAACAAGAGCAACTCCAGTATCAATACCAGAACTATCAAGTAGGTCTGATACTATAGATTCCCCAGCAGCTAATAACATTTGATTGACAGCCTGTAACTTTGTTATAAAACCCATAGTAGCATCCTCCTTCTTTGTAAGAAATCCCCCAGCCCCACTTAAGGGACTGGGGGTTAAACACTAATTAAACAACTCAATAAGTACTCGTAGCAGCGTACTCGGCATTGAAACCGTTTGCAAGATTTGAACTAGATGCAGTATTAATAATTGCATTGACCTCATATCGAGTATCAACTTCAGCAGTAGTATCAACCGTTGTAACTGAGTTCAAACCAATCAGCAATTGGCACAACTCTGGGCGAAGAACACCAGTACCCTTCATCATAGACGCAACTGTGAATTGCGTGTTACGACGAACATCTTGTACGGAGTCAACCTTCATACCCATCAATGACAAACCAGCCACAGCTTCTTGTTGGAAGATTACTCCAAAGATATCTGGACCAGTTGACCACTTGAGATTGTACTTGCTTGAACCAATTGGAGAAGCAGAATAATCTTGACCACCAGGAAGATGGTTACTCTTAATAATTCTGCAACCCATATACTCAAGACTGTCGGTCATTGCATTAAGACCAACACTGTATGGCGCACCAAGACCACCGTACTCACTAGAACCAGCAAACATTGGTAACTTAGTGAAATTACCACCAGCAGTAGTAACAGTAGTATCACCCGCTCTAGCCAAACCAAGACTACGAATAACTTGGAAAGTTTTTGGAGTAACACAGCAAACTACATTCATGCATGGGTAATCATTCTGTTGCATAAATACAAAGTAATCTTCAATTGCTTGAAGAATACCAAGAGCAGCTGCTTCAGTCGTAGCGGTTACCGAAGCTTGGTTTGCACCAGTATTAACTGTAGAAACAACAGCTGGAGGTGGGAAATTAGCTTGAGTTAATCCTCTAGGATCAGTCGTACTACCAGTACCAGCAGTGTGATTGAAACCAAGTGGACTCAAAATAGCAGCAACACAAATTGATTCTGCTAATTGTCGATCTCTAGTATTAGCCAAACGCATACCAGCTTGACGAGCAAGCTCCGAACGATAATCCCATTGCGTAATCAACGCATCAATATTATCGGTTTCAAAATGAGCAGCCATAGGTCGCTTATCTAAAGTAACCTTGAAGGTGTTCGTTGCTGATGTTCCACCAGCCAACTCTTCACCCGCATCCCAAGATTCATTCAAAGCAACAGTACCAGTAATTGGGAAGTCATACGATACACCACCGCTAAGTGGCTTATTTGTAATCAAGCTTTCAAACAAATTAAATTGATCGTAAGCATGAATAACCTCCCCGCTCCACAGCGGCAGCCAGAGTTTATTCAACCCTGTCACACCACCAGCAGTCATATCACCAACAGCGGTTCGTGCTGGAGCAAAATTGCCAGCACCCATAGCAGCATCAACTGGAAAAGCCATAGTAGTATCTCCTATAGATTGAGATGTCTCAATCTTTTTGAAAAGTGTAGTAACATTAAAAAAGTAAACGATAGAAACTACACACAATATTAGATTGTTCCAAAGGAGTCTTCTTGTGTTGTCTCACTAACTATACCACCCATTACTACCGAGGTAGGGGGTTTGTATTTATTAGATCAACTTAGTTTTGTAGACGATTAAAATCCGTCTTTAGCATTCGTTGTTCTACAGCTAAACGAAACTTAGGTTCAGAATTGTACCTTGGGTTTCCTCTATCTGCATAGAACTCACGCTTTGTTTTGTATCCAGCTGTTCCTTGTTCAGTTTGGGAACCAGCTAGTTGTGTTTTATTTGTAGCCATTTCTTTATTCTTAGCTGTCGTACCACTAGTACGATCATACTTAGTGGAAAGACCAAGTAGGGCAACTTCCCAACTTGGACTAGCAAGCGTAGCATTAATCTCAGCTTGCTCTTGAACAGACATAGTTTTAGCAGCCCATGAAAAGATCTGATGTAACTTATCTTTACTGCCAACAATCTCAGCAGCTTTACCAAAGGCTTCTCTTGATCGTGCCTTCTGACCTTCCATGTAATCACCAATCATTTTATCAGAGAATCCAGTCTTAGTCTTAATCTCTGCTTTAGTTTCTGCGGATAAGTCATTACTAACAGCAACTTCCATAGACCATTTAGACCAATCAGCATCATTAAACTTAGGTTCAGTAGCTGGTACTTCGGTCTTAGCAGCTTCTGGTGGCGTATTAGGAATACGCAATTCTTCTGGAACCTTAGTAATAGCAACAACTTCTGGTGTAGGTTCTGGGATAAAGGCTGGATTAGCCCCACCTTCTGTTTTACCATATGTTTTTTTAAGCTCAGAAAGTTCTTGTCTAGCTTTAGTATACTCTCCTTGAGCATTCTTTAAAGAATTAAACCAAGCTGAAGTATCTTTAAAATTACTAGGGATTTCTAAGCCCTGATTCTTAACATACGCCTCAAACGCTTGGTGTTCCCTAGCAACTTGCATTGCATCTGGGGTACTAGTTGGAGATTGTTCAGTTTGTCGTACTTGAATATCAGCCTCGCTCGTTGGAACTGGTTGTTGATATTCAAAAGTCTGAGTCTCATTCGTTTCATCAATCATTGTAAAGTATCTCCTTAAGGTTATGGCGCAACATTTAAATTAACGCCTTGATAAAGCAAGTCATCTTTTATAAATGTACTGCTATTTGTAGTATCACTAGTGAAGAATGTTTTCCATAAAGTAATATTAGTAACTTGTGCATATGAAGAATATCCAGATGCTGGTGGAGAAATGGCATATAAACATTTAATATCTATTGGTAGCAACTGACCATTTTGTGGTCTAATTTCTACTTTGTATCTACCACCAACCAATGTAATATCTGAACCAGATGGCAATACTGATAAAACAGTTGCCATACCCGATGGTAATAAATACTCAATATTAACTACACAAATAGATGAATCACCTGTTGCAGTAGAACTTGTACTTGAAAAAGAAATATAATCATAATTATTATTCTTAATTGCATCTGGAATTATTATTTGTGTCCATGATTGTGCTGTTCCAGTATTAGCTAAAACAGTACCACCTTGTGGTAATAGATTAGTTACTGGTAATATAAATTGTTTCTGATTATTAACAGATGCTGTAAATACATTAGACATTTAGCAACTCCTTAATATTCAGTAACATAGGCATTGTAGTTTTTTCCAGTAAGAGCAGTTGATGCAGCAAACTCTACTTCAACATGGGTAAATCCAAATGTATTAAGAATTAAAGACGCACCCGTAGTTCCACCTCCTGGAATATACATATATGGAATAGTAGTTACTGTTGCTGTTGCTCCAGTTAATACTGGTTGAAATGAAGCTCCCACTGTAACACTAGGAAGTAAAGTTGTTGCTGGATATAAAGCTACACCATTAATTGTTGATGACTGTGTTCCACTTCCAGTAATTGTACCATAATATAATAAAGAAGGTACATACTTATTATCTCTTGTTTTATTCCAACCAGAAATCCTAACTAATAAACCAGTTGGAATAGATCCCGTTAATACATCAATCCAAAATGAAAATTTAATATTTGGACTTCCATTTAATGGAATAACTGTATGACCAGTTGTTTGTGGTATTGCTCCTGTAGCAATAGAGTGTGCCTCAAGAGCAGTACTTAATGAAGCACTAGTAATATTAGTTGTTTGCGATAGTAAATAAGTATCGCTGAGAGCGTACTTCTGAGTAGCATATGTTGATGTTCTAATCATAGTGTGTCCTTTAATCGTTTTAATAGTTTGGAATAACGCATACGCATTCTGCGACACGCCTTAATAAAGTCAATGTTGTTAATAATAAACTTACTTTTTCTTTTTCTTCGCATACTTAGCCGTCTTTGCTGGTTGCTTCTTAGTGTCTTTTGAGTGAGAGCATTTACATTTAGCCATAATTATTTACACCTTTTATTTTTAGGGCAACTTGTCTTAGATTTTCCTGGACCACCCCAAAGATCTTTACAAGCCCAGTACTTTGCTGTTAACTTATCCTTAGCAGTCGCACAGTTGTGTCTAGCTTTAAATGATTTTCTAGCAGCCGCCGAATAGTTATTACCATAACCAGTAGCACCATAATGAATAATCTTTTCAGTCCCATTAGAACAAGCCTTAACAACTCGTTTCTTAGCTGGGTTTGGAGATTTTTGTGGGCTATTGCATGACATCTTAGCTTTATTTAATGGTTTTCTCATATCACATACCTTGTTGTTGTTGACCCATACCTAATTGTGAGGGATCAATACCTAGTTGTTGCATCATTGCGCCAACATTCTGACCACCAGTCTGTTGGATATCTTGTTGTGCTGCCTGTGCTGCTGTATTAACAACACCATCAGTAACTGCACCGCCAGCTTTCTGTTGCATTTGCATTTGCATAGCTTGTTGTTGCTGTTGTTGTTGCTCTTGAGCAACCTCTTCAGCAGATTTAACCCACATTCGTGAGTCAAACCCAAGTGATGAGATCAATGCAGTAGCATATGAGTCCCATTTAAATGTTTGCAATGCTTGTGGTGGTAGGTTACGAACCATCTCACCCATTTGCATGAGCTTCTGAAGATCAGAATCCCGTGACAAAGCCTGTAGACCAGTGATGATCTCAGTCTGTAGCGTACCTTCTTTATCAAAGAACTGATCATACATGCGTTCATCCATATCACCATTGTTTAACATGATAAAGATAGTTCTTTTAATAATAGGTTCCATTAGATCTCTAGCAATAGCAGAGAAAGCACCACCTAATACAGTCTCAAGCTCAGAACCAATCATACGAATGGCTGTGGCTGTAACTCTATCACCCGATGGGATAGCAGAGCGTGTCATTAAAAACGCATCAGCAACCTCACGGCGCATCTCAGCAACTGCATTAGCAGTAGATGCTACTTGTGGATTTAAAGTTTGTGCTGGGCTAATACAAAAGATATCAGCTTGTCTAGCTGGAATAAATGTACCATTACTAGCAGAAGAAATATCATCTAACTCAGTCATACCAGCAGGATCAACACCAATCCAGAATGTGGATGATGCTGCCATGCCCTCAATATGAGACTGAGTGTAATTCTCTAGGGAAATAAGATCACCTAAGATATCTTCGCAGTGTGATCGACCATAGTTTTCACCAGTAATACCATACCATCTTAATGGAATCAGTGGAAGTACTGTGTACTCACCTTCGTCTAATACATTACCATCAGTATCTTCTTTTTTTGAGTGCCATAATTTTTTATCTTCATCTAGATAATATTGACAATAGATTGTTTTGTAACCCATTCTAGTTTGTAATCCAATATCACTGCGATCATCGTACTGATCAACAGTATCTGTTGGTTGATACTCAACATGGATAATTTCCATTACCTTGCCTTGAATGTTTCGTTGAATGACATACTGATCAATTCTTAAATTCTTAAAAGAAAAATCATTATCCATAATAACCAAGACATCACCCAAAATAATTAAATTTTGTAGTGCTTGAAAGATTGTTTCTCTTAAGTTCTGAGATACAACTTTATTAAATACTTGGTAGGATAAAGTTTCTAAATAACCTTTAACTTCTGGGGTAGCTTCTGCACCATTCTTTAAACCAAACCGAAAGAAAGGAGAATCGTTCAGTGGCATAAGCGCAGATAACATACGACTAGCCATAGCTGTTACACCACGACTAGCAATTGAAGAGAATGGTTGTGGTAGTACTGTATCACTAGTCCATCCAGATGGTGGTAGGATAGATGGTATGGTTAAACTAGCACACTTTCTAGCAAGATCAGTTCTTGTCTGTCTCCTACCATCGAATAATCTAAACCTGTCAGCAAGTGTTTGTTCGTGCATATTATATTACCTACTATTATGTTGGGGTTTTAAGTGATGTAGTCATACCAGAATACAGAGAACCAAAACCAGCTTGTAGTTTTTGTAGTTCTTCAGCTGTTAGTGCTGGTTTATCTTCTTGAAGAGATTGAATCTCTTTAGCAACTTCACTTTCAGCATTAAGATTAGCGTTGATTGCTGCCTTCTCAGTATCTTTTAAAGCCTGTAACTGAGCAGCTTCATTTGCCTTACGCTGGTCTTCATACTTCATAAGATTAGCTTGGCGTGTTGCTTCAGCTTCTTTAGCAATGTCTGCTTGCTTTGTAAGCATCTCATCATAATCAGCCTTACTCATACCACCAGAAATAGACGGTCCTCCACCCATAGTATCCTCCTTATTGTGGTCTATCCACGAATTGTGCTGTAGGTTGAGAACTTCCAGTAAACTGGGATACTCTATCTAAGCGTTGATTAATTAATTCTTTTCTTTTAGTTGCCGCATTAGTATCACCAAGCGAGTGTTGTGCTGCCGATGCAGTAGTCGGAGTAGAATCTAAAGTACCAAGAATAGCTTCAAATCCACTCTTAGTTGCCTTTTTAGTTTGTACATAAGAATCATAAGAAGTCTTGGCAGCAGCTATTGATTTTTCTAATTCATTATAGGCTGATTGATAAGCACCAGTAGCTAAGTCTCCAAACTTCTGAGCATCCTTTTTAATATTAACTTCTTGTGGTTTTGCTTGATATAACAGTAAGTTCTTTATTTGTTTTTCTTCATTAGCTTTTGCCTCAGCGATATAGTTTGTATAACTAGTAGTATCAAGCATAGATAAATAGGGTTGCTTAATATGCTGAGCTATTAGTTCACTTTCTTTCTTAGCTAAATCAGATAATCCAGTAGATACAGAACTAGTTAGTGTTTGTCTTTCTAATGCTTGAGCTGCTTCAGCTTGGTTTTTAAATAAACTAGAACCATACTCTTTATTTTGTTGTATTGAATTTACATAGGCTCTGAAATTAGCGTTGTTCATTTTACTATTAATAGCAATAGCACCAGACTTACTTGCTTTAATTTGGTCTTCTTGTGATGGTGCAAACAATGCTTGATATTCTTTTGTACTTTGAGAAGCTTTAATTAAATTCTTTTCAGCATCTGAAAATTTAGACTTAGTAATATTATCACCAAACACAGACTTTTCAAACTCTGATTTTGATAATGGTTTAAAGGTTGTAGCGTATTGAAAGTTTCTAGTGACTGGGTTATATACTTGTTTATTACGGTTTGTATTATACAAACTTAATTTATTAGTTAATGAATTAGTGTTAGCAGTATTTGCAAAAAGATTCCGTAACATATCTTTATTAGATACATTTTTAGGATTTTGACCAAACAAAGACACAGATGTATTATACATACCAACTTTATTTGTTAAGTCAGAACTACTTTTAAGTTTATTAACTGACTCTTGACTAAGCATACTGGTCATACCAACTATATTTTCTGGTACTTTTATATTTACATTAGCAGCATTAGCTGCTAATGTTTTTAATTGAGCAGATTCAGATGCTGTATACTTTTGGGTTGGTTGGTTTGATCGTCTATAACCACCAGCATACCCAGCATTAGCAATAGAATTAGCTCGCTGTATCCCAGATAAATTCTGTAAGTTTTGCGCTCTCTGCTGTGTAATTTTATTGGCATCAGTCAATAACCCACTTAAATAAGTAAAGGTTGTATTAGCCATTTAACTTTTCTTTCTGTTGCTTTTCATAAATCATTCTAAGTTTATTTACAACATCAACTTGACCAGCAGCAAAGGCAGCATCCCTAGTAAAATCATCACTACTTAACTTGGGGTCGTATGGGAGTTGCTTGTACATCTTCTCTAATAGGTGTAGAAGCGACTCGTCTATTCTTGGATAGTTCATCATACTTTTTTTCCAATTCATTAATTGTTTGCATCATTGATTTAATAATAATTACTAATTCTTTAGTAGTAAGATTAGAACCAACCCTTAATCTCAAATCAATTTGTTCTTTTGAATACATATCATATCTCCTTAAGATAGATCTACAATCTCGCAAGCACCAGCAGTACACGCCAAAGCATGAGAACTCTTAGTTGAATCTACTAGTTCATACTTCTCTAACAAACTCCAATCAACTTCCACCTTAGGAAATAAATTGTATGTTCGTGCATCTACAGCTTCAAACGGTGCTTGAGTATACACATGGTCAGACTTAGGTAAGAAAGATATACCAGAAATCTTATCAAAGTTTTCGTATACCCATTGACCCACTGATAAGAAATCAGTGTCATCATATGATACCGTAATAGATGGCTTATGGTGACAGTAATGATCTTGATATGTTTCCCATAACTTAAGATGATCCATAGCCATAAGCTTATCTTGGGTAACAGCACCGCTGCTACTCTTCTGTGGGAAGGTAAAGATACCAGTCGCATCTGGATTCATTACACAGTCTTCACTAGATACACCTTGATCCTTCATAAAGGAATAGATGGGATCTTTCTTGTCAATGCGTACACGACGCAGATAGAACGGAGCATATCGAGGATGCAATCCACTGGCTGAGTTTGCCAAGCAAGAGGTTGTACCCTCAGGCTTGATACATGTAATAGACTTGCTATTAGGAATGTTTAACTTAGCAGCCCATGTGTGGTTGGTTTGTGTGGATACTTCTTGGAGATAGTCCAACGCTTGTTGTAACTTACCAAGACCAGATTTACCACTCATCAAGGCATTGTCATAGATGCCAGTCATAGATACACCAAGCAATCGTTCCTCATTACAGTTGTCTTTCCACACCTTAGGTAGGTATGTAAAGTTTGTGAAGGTACTTTGTATAGTACCAATGATAGTTGCTTGTTCAATCTTACGACGGATATCTTTAAGGTTATCGGTTTCTTTAAGGACAACCGTACTTAGATTACAGAATTGATTAGGGCGTAAGATAATTTCTGAGCAGGGATTAGTACCATACTCATAGTCTGCACTACGACCAGACTTGACAGCCAAGTCACGCATAGCCTTACGGTTACAGATACCACGCTCACCTGAGTGAGAGTTGTATAACTCTGACCACTCCTCAAGGAATTGTCCCATTGGTGGTTTTGATTGGTAGATAGCGGAGTTATTAGCTAGGGCTCTATGACCGCTAGATCCCCACCAAGACCCGCTCTTGCATTTAGCCATCTCTCGGTCAGATAGATCAGACAATGAGATCATAGCTGATCTGCGTACGCCACCGACGATGACAGACTGAGCGATCTTGCAACAGATGTCATGGCACTCAAGTGCTGTAAGCTTACGACCCTGAGCATTAGTCATAGTTTGTACTATGAATTTAAAGGTGTCCTCAAGGGGGGCGGGTCCACTAGCACGACCACCAAAGGTCTTAAGCTTCTCACCAGACAGGCGAACCTTGCTTACATCCCACTTATAATGCTTACCGTTGTATAAAGAAGTCATCATGGAATACAAGGCATTAGCCCAACCTTCTCTTGAATCTTCTACTACAACCACCGTATTAAAGTCTTTTGTTATGATAGATACTTTAGGCAATTGATCTACACAGCGGTGTTCAACTGAGTAGCCAACACCAGTACCACACATAAGAATATACATGAGGTTGCTGAATGAATCTACTGAGTCAATCTCAAGGTAGGCACAGTTATACAGGGCAGTATGATCCTTATCCAAGGCTGGACCAGCGGTCATAAGACCACGCATACTTGGTAACACCTCAAGATTAAGGATAGCATCCTTAATATCAGGTCTTGTTAACAGCAATGGTGTCTTACTTGTAAAGTAATTCCACCATCTATCCACAGTTTCTTCCCAAGTTTCTCGTCTATTCTTATCTTCAACCCAGCGACTATAGCGACTTAACGCTATGAAATTTTGAAATGTATCCATTACTTTGTAACCTCATTCAATCTTTTAACTCTAATAAACTCTGGCGTATATAAACTAACAATTAATAACTCAGCAATAACTTGTTGATTATAAAGTGTAACACGCTTCTGAGTTGATATATTCTTAACAGGAATCTTTATCTCGGTAGTATGATCTGGGGTAATTATTGTAAACCCAGATGGTATAACTAAACCATCAACCTTTAAACTAATTATAGCACAACAGTTTTTAGGTAACTTAAGACTTAAGTTTGTAGATAAAATTGCTGATTCTTCTCCTTTAATTATTAGCATCGAACTTAAATTTGCTTTTAAATTAAAGATAGTGTTACATTTATTAGTTGCTTCTGGCATATGTTCAGCCACAATATTAATAATATTGGGGTTAATATACTCAGTAACTACCTTAACCTTATCCTTCTTACCCATAAATTTTAATAGTTTATCAAACATAACCATATCCATCCTCTTTCTTACGGTATCTCTTAGCCCCAACAATGGGGAGTCCAGAGAATAACCTTATTATTTACAATTAAACCATCCTTAATAATGAACTTAACCTCACCAGCCCTAAGGATTCTGACACACCTAGCCATCTTTAAGGCATAAGCAATATCATAGTGTTCCTTATCTTTGTTAACTACAGTCTCATAAGCAGCCATAACGGCAGCTGTCCAGTTAGTTGGTGTAGTAGAGTCCAATAACTTATTAGCTTTAACAGCACCCATCTTCCAGATACCACCAATATTATCGGTAGTATCACCAGTCAGCCATTGCATATGGAAGTTACGGTCAGCTTCCTGCTCAGTCAACATAACAGGAGACTCTTCCTTATCAGGGTTCCAATGCCATCCTGGAACTGATCTTAAGTCTTTGTCTATGGTAACCGCAATAGTATCTCGGTCAGACTGTGATGCCTTGACACCCATGATATCATCAGCTTCGATACAGATACCTGTATGATTAGGAAGCATATCCTTAATACATTGGGTGACAATGGGTAGACTTTCGGGTGCTTGTCTACTGACATCACGGTGAGCCTTGTAAGACTCAAGGACAGTCCGTCTATAGTTATCTTTGCGAGAGCATGAGAAAGCCACAGTAACATCAGTCACTCCTGCTGGTGTCCACTTAACAAGGTCATCCTGTACCCAGTCTTGGATGCCATCTACACCATCAGTATCAGCTCTAAAGGCAATACGATATGCCAAGATGTCTCCATCAAGCACAGCTTTAGTTGGTATCTTTATCATCTTTATCTCCTAATTTAAACCAATCTTCTGGAAGTTTATCCATTAAGTAATCAAGGGTTTCTTCTAGTACAGTATTATTATTAGGGTGACGGTTCTCCCTGTCAGCCCTACATAACTCACAGTTACAGTTAGCTTTGTTATCATCAGCAACAAGACCTAACCATGTAGGTATCTGTCTAGTACAGAACTTCTTAAAGTCTTCTTGATTATTTTCATTATAAATATGATAATAAAAATTATCAATTACTTTAGATCTTTGTCTATCAATTGAATAAGCAAGCTCTTCACTACGGTGCTTGCGCCACTCAGCGTTATGCTCCTCTAATTTTCTAGTACCAGCTGAGATAAATATATCAATAGCTTTGTACTTCTTACCAATCTCTAATTCATTTAGATATCTACAATCATCTACAAGAACAACACGCTCTTTATAAAACTCAGGTTGTTCGTTTAATAACCTAACCTCTTCATCATAGACAGCGTTAACTAATTTCTCCCACTCGTTTACCCAGTGGTTTGGATTAATATCACGCATACCTTGACCAAGGTGCTGACAAAATGAACGATACTCTTCTTGATTAGAATCTTTAGTATACCCCTCAAGTGCAGCTTGTTTCTTTATACTAAGAGCAAACGGAATAATCTTTGGAGTTAGATTATTATGTACACAATACTCCGCTATGTAATTAGACAGCGTTGTCTTACCCACTCTAGCTTGTCCCGCAATCATAACTACTATCATAGCGAATTTCCTCCATTAGTTTCTTAGGGTTACTTCTATTTTTTAAATTGTAATTCATTTTTGTATTCATAAAATCAACAGCGAGTGTGCAACAACTACTTGATTTAAAACCAAACATCCAACCAATAGTAAAACAAAATACTTCTTGTAATACGGATACTTCTTTGTGGTTATCGCATATACTTTTAATACTTTCTATATTCATATCACATGACCCAACATATTTTTTATATAAGCATTTGGATTGTGAGTTCAAACTATCTTCTGTCATTAGTCTTGGCTTAACTTTAGCTAATACCATTGGAGTTAACTTAGTAAACCCTAGATCAAATATTAAAGCAACATGACTTATATTAGACCAAGTGCATAGTTGTACTAGTTTATGAATATAACTACATCTTTTTCTATTATCATAGAACGCAATATATACATCTGTTCTCAATGTGTTTCACTCCAGTTCTTACCTACGGAATAGCCCGCATCGACCCTTATCTTTAGCCCCAACCTTACGCCAGCATCAGTAGCAGCCTCGGTAATAATCTTACCAACAGCGTCTGCAATATCAGGTGGACAAGTGAATTGTAATTCATCATGAATGTATGCCACTTGTTTAACAAGTGTACCATATGTTTTCTTTAGGTTCCTGTTTGCAATGCACATCCATAACTTAGATAGTACTGCCCCAGATCCTTGTAACAATGTATTAAGAGCGGCGTGTTCAGAGCGTACAGGAACAATCCTTCCATCCAATAACTTAACACCCTTAGTCTTAGCAACAGAGAACTTAACATCTTGATGAACCTTTTCTAATGCAGGAATTTCTTTTTGAAACTTCGTGCGTATTGTTTTGCCAGCAGCACTAGTGCCACCAACGATTGTACCTAGCTTCTTATCACCCGCACCGTAGCAGTATGCATAGATGAATGTCTTAGCTGCGTCTCTATCAGGTAAACCAGCAGCCTTCTGATTGTATGTATGAATGTCATCCGTTAGGATCTTATCACCATACTTACCACCATCATACTTAGCCATGAAGTGTGCAAGCATTCTTAGTTCCAATCCCTTGAGATCAGCACCAACAAGCACACAATTAGTATCAGGTATCCATAACTTTCTTGCTTCTTTATCCTTGCTTACCTGTGCCATGTTAGGTTGGGAGTGTGTACATCTACCAGTCGCCGCACCTTGTGCGTTCACTGATCCATGTATATGCCCATCCCTAGTTAGGTTGGCTCTTGTATTCCAATCAAGAACCATGCCCATAAGTTTTATGTAGTTGAAATACTCTACTAACTTCTTTGCTTCGGGATAGTTTAGATCAGCAAGCACAGCCTCATCAACCTTTGGGTTACCCTTATCGGTTGTGGGTGGTGTCCAATTATATTTATCTTTTAGTCTACTAGCAATCTGTGTGCGTGATCCTGGGTTAAAGATCTCGACCTTAGTCTTTAGTGGTTTGCCCGTCTTTTCTGACACCCGCTCATGCACGATATCAGGGAACACAACACGCATCTCATCTTCAATACTAACTTTTTGTAATAGCAATGTGCCATATAAAATATCTCCATTGTGATAGTCATAGTTAAATCCATTATCAGTTTGCTCAGCAAGTATCTTTGATACCAAGTGTTCTAGTTTAATGACAGCAGGTGGTAAGATGTTCTCATGTGCAGCACACCACGCTAGTTGATACTTGTAAACAGCAGCACTAAGCATGACATCTTGTTCACAGTAAGTGAGCATCTCTTGTGAGTAATGATCCCACCCACCCTTGTATTCAATCTTAGGATTCTTAAGGAACTTGCCCCACATCTCCAAGCTGTTGCCACCAAGAGGATGCTCGTTCACATCAGGATGCATTAGCCTACTGATGATCAAGCTGTCTCGATAGTTAGGACACTTAGTTTTGCGAAGTAGTCTATCAATAATAGCAAGATCAAATAAGATGTTGTGTCCTATCAGCAGGTCAGCCTTGTCCATTAGATCAGGTAACTCATGCATATTCTCTGAAGTAAACCTATATACTTTCTCTGTATCAATATCATACGCAACAGCACACCAAATAGTCTTGGCTTCTCTAATAATTTTATCACCACTAATAGAAATCTCACTGAGTGAATCGCACTCAACATCTAGAACAAGTTTCATATAGACTCCTATTTATTAATTTCAATTGTTTCTTGTATAGCTAACTTCTCAATAAACTTTTTACCACCGTCTTCAAGTATCCACTTGGGATCGTATACTCTATTCAAAGCATTAACCAATTCCATCCTAGTCATACCCTCAAGATCTTCTGAGTTAGTTAAGATATTAAAAGTTAGTGTAACAATATGATTAAACTTCTTGTGCATTTGTATCCTCATTGTTAAAGACTACAGAACCACCATCATCCATAGCAAACCCAATCTCCTTGAGTCTACCATTCTTACGATCATAGTATAGTGCAGTAGCAATACCAGCACGACCAGTCAATCTATTCTTGAGTACACGGATGATTGTTGTATTGGCAACAGTATCATCTGAGTTCTGTCGGTCTCGTTCAAGAGCAACAACAGTATTAGGTACTGAAGATAACGCACCAGATCCTCTAAGATCTTGCAGCGTGATACGATCACCCTCTTCAAAGGCTTTGTCAGTCTTCTTAAGTTGTGATACGATATCAACATGCACACCAGTGCGAACAGAGATGGCTCGTAGTTCTTTCATAAGTGTATCAATGATGATACGCTCTGAGTTACCACCATCCACATCCTTGTTGGTGATACCAAGCAAGCCAGCAGCGGCAGCAGTAATGTGATCAAGTACAATCACATCTACCTTTAATGACACAGCCATGAATTCCATTCGTGCTAAGAGATTACTCATTGCGTTATTACCAAGATGGTCGTACACATATAAGGAAGTCTCAGCTAACTTTTGTCTAGCTTGTGCATACTCTTCGTTGGTAAAGTCATTTACAAAATCCATATTAATTCTAGGCTTACCTAATTTAGTACGAAGATCGTTCATCATCTTGCCAGCCATGATAGCACGGACAGGCTTGTTCAAGATCAGACTGATCATGTCATCCATAGTCTCCTGTGGTGACTCCTCAAGCATGATCGCACCGACTGATCTTCCTTCCTCAAGATGATTCAAGATCAACTCACGGAGGATCGTAGACTTGCCAGAGCCAGTACCAGAAGCCCACAAGGTAATCTCACCACCACGCTGACCGATCAAGTATTCTGATAGCGTATCAAATGGGAATGGGTATACCTTAGTGTTAGAGATATCAGTTGAGTCACGGACAATAGATGAGATATGTAAAATCTCGTCAGGTGAATACTGTTGTGCTTCCCATATAGCGGAGACAACAGCCTTGCCCTGTGCATTCATAAGACATTCATTAGCATCCTTGTATGGAAGCTTAGCGATCTTACATTTTCCAGGAGGTAGGATATCAGCAACAGCCTTAGCAGCATCACGACCTGGGGTATCGTTATCAAAGCACAGTACAACTTCTTGGTATGAGCAAACAAACTCAAGGTTCTCTTTGATAGATTTGACAGCGGATGATGCACCATTAGGCAAGCTAACTACTGCCCATGTGCCACCTAATAGTTGGTTCACAGTCATGCAATCAATCTCACCCTCAGTAATGATGACACGCTTACCACCACCTGTACGCCACAAGTGTTGACCATACAACTCAAGCTTCTTTGTATCACCCTTCCAGAAGAACTGTTTATCAGGACCTCGGAGATGTTGAGCAACAAGTTCAGTACCGTTATAGTAATTAGCAATCTCTACTTCTTTACCGTTGATGATAGCAGACTCATAGCCATACAAACGGCAAGTCTTCTGATCAATGTTACGGTGTTGTAATCCAATGATAGTACCCTTAGATGGTTTCAGTACGCCAGCATCTTTAATCTCTTCAGTTCTTTCGGTCACAGTATGACCTCCTTTTTTCTCGTAGTGTTTACATGCAAAGCAATACCAATGATCATCATACTCAACAAAGTTATTACACTTGTTGTCATTGCCAACAGAAGCACACTTAGGACATTGCTTCTTAATACCAGTTGTCATTATTGAATCTCCAGATATTTCCAACATATAGGGAACCGTTCCTTACAAATCTTTCCTACTTCTTTAGCATACAAAGATGTCTCAAGTTGCACACCATCGTGTGATCGCAGCTTGTACATGCGTGACCATGCATACAATGAGCCAGACCATATCCACTCAGTCATCATAGACTGTGGCAGGATCATTCGTGCTTGCTCACCACACACATCAGACTCAATCATCTTCTCATACAAAGCCTTGCAATCTAATTGTAACTTTAGATACTGTCGCATTAACTTTGTATTATCAACAACTTCATCAAGAGATGAGCCTTGCTTTTTATTAGCACAGTTCTGTCTAAGATACTCAGGTATCCAAAACGATATGTCAGATGTGACATAGCGTCTTGATACTTCGTTCCAACTAAAACCTATCTGATGCTTAGCTAGTTGTCGTGCGATAAAAACAGGAGCCTTGAATCTCATTGAAATAAAACAATGAGAGAAAGGACTCCAGTGATTATGTTCTGCGAGATAACTAATTAACTTCTCATTTTGATTATCTGAATACGCAAACGATACCTTATCAAACGATACTCTTGCTGCATCTACAACACTATTATCTGAACCCATATGATTTACATATTCTACAATACTCATTTTAGTTACTCCTTATAAAGCCAGTTAGGAGAGTCGAACTCCCACCTCCGCATAGCGGAATGCTACCAGTTACACCAAACATGGCTCGTCTTTACTTAATCTTATTACTAATAGACAGTGTGAAGTATCCATCAGATGAGCGATCTGCCCACTGTTTAGATGCAAACATAGCAAAGATTTGGGAATCATCTTTCCAAAGTTTACCATTCATTGCATCGAACACAGCCTTGACATAATTATCGACATCACCTCTTGGGTATTCCAACTCTGTTTTCTTAGGTTGTCTTACATACATTTCTAAAGATACAACGATGGGCTTGGTGATCAACTCACGCTCTGTACCCAACACTCTATAAACTTCTTCTGAAGCTTTCTCTTTAAACTCTTTATAAGGACCTGTGTAATAAGCTCCCCACTTGCTGACTCTAGGGCGACTAGCAGCTACAGGGGATATGTTGAAAGTCCATTCCATTAAAAGGGAATGTCTTCCTCGATAAGCTCATCAACCTTTTCTTTAGTAACGGTTGGTTTAGATTCAACAAAGTTAGAGCCATCAAAGCCACCCTCTACTGGTTCAAAACCAGAAGATGGTTTATACTCACCCTTTGTAATAATCTGAACGCCATTAAGATAAAGACTTAATGAGTTATCACGATCAAGAACCATTGGTTGCAGCTTAAGTCTTACCTTATCGCCACCAAATGCAACCGCAGCAGTTTCCTTAGATGCAGCATCAACGCATGGGAACTTACCATCGGCTGATTCAACATGAGTCTTGCTCTTGAATTTAATATACTTAACATCATCCTTCTCAGTCATACCATTCAACTTCTTAGCACCAGACTTCTTAGTAAGCTCAGTTAAAAGCTTTTGAAGTGTTGGTGTAACCATAACTGTAATGTTATGATTAGCTGAGTGTACACCAAAGTTAACATCAGGCTTATTTAAGTTTGACCACTTGACTTCAAGTGTCTCAGTTACCATTGCTGGTAGTCGTGTCTTTGCCATTTGCATTCTCCTGTTGTTTACCTGTTGCGATTAAACGAGTTACTTGCTCGTTAATATTTGTAACCATTCCTGTCAATACATAACTAATGTTTGACAAGTATTCGATTACACTGACTCCACTAACTTGTGGAACCTGCTGCGTTGGTTGAGGTGTCTCAACTGGCGTAGCTTCTACATCAATAATATTACTTTCCATAGTGTCTCCTTTCTTACGATACTTCGTATCTATAGCCCCAACCATTGGGGTTAATTCATTGTTCAACTATATCCATAAATGCATCCATGCTACATCTCTCAAGATATAATGGTGTTCCATTTCCAACCCACGAACCAGCTATATTATAATTAAAATGTTCAATAGCATCTTCATAAGACATCTTGTTTTTCTTTTGAAGTATACTAAGAATAGTATCCTTACAGTATACTGCTAGTAAATTACCACCAAAGCATTCAACATAACCCATGAATGCTTTACCAAAATTATTAGGTAAGATCATTGGTTGCGTTGGCTTAGTTAAATCAGTAATTTTATTTTCTAACTCTATATTTTTATTCAAACCTAGTCTAGTAAGGGATCGTTGAATCTTAAGCAACTGTTCTAATTCTTTAATGGTATTCTTCATGGCATTGTACTCATTGTTTCAAGATAAGGATAGCCATTGATTACTACTCCACAAGACAGCATTGGTTTCTTAACATAGTAAGAACCATATGACATACTTGGGTGCGTAATATCTACACCACTACCTACATTCATACCAAACACACGATGAGATGGACCATTCAACCAGTTAATACCAGCAATAGAATGATGGTGTCCTTGCACAGTAGAGCAAGCACTAACCTTAGCAGAGTTAAACGCTGGGTATTGTGATGATGCACCAGTACCATGAGTGTACAGTACACCATCTACTAGTGTACTATCTTTCCAGTCCCATCCTGGGGTAGCATATAATGCAGCGAATGGTTTGATATACATTCTTGGAATACCACGATCAGATGCAAGTCTACTTACACGATCATCATGGTTACCAATGCATATGCTCATGCTTGGAAATTTTTTGTACCACTTTTTAATACACTTAAGAGCAGCATCATACTCAGCAATAGCTCCCTCATTCTCAGGATTCTTTTGATGGAATGAAATGTTATGATGATCTACAACATCACCGATATGGATTACCTTATCACACTTCCACTTTGAATAGATACCACTAACAAAATTAAAGTAATCTTTGTGAACAGCAGGGAAATGTGTATCCCCAATTACTAATACCTTAGCCATTTGTTTCCTTTGTATCGAGGTCGTCAATGAATAAATTCATATTCATATTACTACCAGCAACCTCTATGTTTCTTAACTTAAACTCTATCAAGCAATTCTCTAAAAAGATATCTGACATACCATCTGTAGGGAACCATATATTAATAACTCGTTCAACATCCGTTGACAAAGCCATCTCAATAACCTTTGATAGCACAGCTTCCATGTCTGCCTCACTACGAACAGGCAATAGTTTTCTATTTCCTTTTCTTTTTCTTTCTGACATTTACACTTAGCCTTTCAATTGAGACAATCATTCCCAATGGTATGCGATTGATTACACCAACACAGTCACTGCTAACAGTATCAGCAATGGTAATGCATTGTTTATTTCTACACAATACATATCCAATACTAATTACTGTTGGCAATGGTGTTGCCATTTCTTCCATACATTCCTCTAGTGGTAACCAACCACCATCACCGATGGTCTCAGCATCTAACCAAGTAATCTTAACAGGCTTAGTGGAAGATATAATCTGCTTCAAGAACGGATGATACATTGAAACATCCCCCTTCGGGAGGTGTAGGTAGCGTAATCCCGATCTGCTTCTCGACCTCACCCTTGAGGGTTTCGAGAAGCGGTGTCTTGTGCATTTCATAAAACTCTTCCTTTGTAAATTGTTTAAGCATAGGTATCATTGGTGCATAGCAACCAAAGCTATCATGCACCATACTAAAATCTTCCATGCCAGCATTCATACATCTAACTGTCGTCATCCACATATGACTAGCATCTAAACTATGAATGTAGTTAGGACTGATAGCAAGATTAACCTGAGTCTTATCAATTGTTTTACCATCTGATGAACCAAAGTGTAACTCTTTCATATTAAATAACTTAGCAACTGAACGACGAGATAAGATCTCAAAGTATTGATGCACCACATGGAATCCACATGGTGTAGTCCACTCCATAATCTTACCAGTATTGCTAGAGATATCAGCGATATCCTTTAGCCATACCTTACCCTCGTTAGCCTTAGTTAATGTGTTCTTTAAAGCACCATCAATATAGGTAGCTAGTTCCATTACAGCACCAGCCGACTCTTCCTTAGGAACCCAATCCAAATGACCTTCAGACTTACAGTATCTTCTGATACCATAGAATGTAACGCCATACGGATCAGTCATCACAGCCCTCTTAGGTACTGATCTAGGAATCTTATTCTCCCAATGCTCAAGGAACTTAACAGCCCAAGCTTTAGTGTCATCATCAATCGTAGTATCGTCAACATCATTCTGCATTGTATCTGTAATGGTATCAGCAACAAAGCCATACAAGTCTTGTGGATCTTTAGTTCCAGTAAGATTAACCTTGTATGCCAAGTACTCATCCTTCATCAGAGCAGCCCAGTGTTGAACACCGTTGCATGAACCATCTATTTGAATAGGTAGTTGTGTCATACCATCAGTACGACATAGCTCATAGATAGCAGACAATCGTTGAAACGATGGATTCTTCTTTGTCTTATTGCTAACCCAAAAAGATCTCATATCATATGGATCTTTTGCAGTCTCAATAATAGTAGCCATGTTATCATCTACCCACTTAACACGATCCTCAAACGATTCCTTATCTTGGTCAAACAGATTAGCCAAGTGAATCTTTAACCATCGAGTACCTTGCGGTGTCTGCTTAACAGGCTTAGCAAAGTGTATGAGTGACCTATCGAAGTCAGATGCTTGCGGTGATAATAGATCACATGTAGTGTAAGCACGACCACGAAAGTCACAGGTATAGACATGATAGAAGAATAATTGTTTGATTAAATCTTGAGCTAACTTTAATCGTACTAACATACGACCACGGCTACGCTCTTCCTTATACCATAACGAATAGGATTCTTCTCTCTTACTACACCATTTGGATTGCTCTTCTTTAGACCCATCTTTAGGGTAAGGCTCACCAAATTCAAACGCACTGAAATCATATGCGGGTAGGTTAGCTTGTCTAGTGTTATTGGTGAACATATTGACCATCACTATTAACACTTTAGAGTTAATTGACCACTCAGTATTCATCAGTCCATTGATACCACGCAGTACAAGATCTCCAGGAGTACTGTTCTTTTGTACTACTGTCTCATCCCATATGATATCTTTAAACTTCTGAACTACAGGCTTGCGTATCCACGGCATAAGATTACCACCACTAGCAGTAGCACTGTGTGGTACAGGTGGAATAATCATAGGTCGATACAGCATACTAGCCTTAGCAATCAAGTCGGCATGGTTTTTATTAAGCTCTTCCAATACCTCATCAGTAAAGCCTACAACCACACGCTCATACCATCTATTGTGTACACGCTTACGGTGATTCTTCATAACAATAATAGAGGACAGCTCAGCAATGCGTAGCATATGGTGACCAAAGTCTTCTCGTTGTTTCCTAGTAAATTGCTTACGGTTAATAAGACTCATCTTCTCAGCAAATGCACGGCATCGCTTAGTAGTCCAAGACTTCTGATAGTGTGACTGTTTATTCCAGTCATCTCTAAAGCTTTCCTTAGCTTGTTGATAGGATACAATCTCAATGACCATGTTACTAATAGCATGAGCCATGTGTTGTGCCGAAGGTAGTGGTAGGTTATGCATTACACTACCCTTGCCCTCTACCTTACGATCCCACACGCTAGAGTTAAACCACTCAAGCATTAGGCAACGCAATGTAATATCTGCCATCTTACCAGCACCAACAGCAAACAATGGGTAAGCCCATGCAGGAGTCTTAGTACTCTTAGCAATGGTATCTATCCACTCTTGGTAGATAGGTGTTAAATGTACCACACAGGTATCAAGTAACTGTTGTTCGGGGTAGCCCTCATCAGGCGCACGGTTATACTCATCCCAGTATCTCATTGATGATAGGTTAATCATCTCTTCTTCATATAAAGCTTGAAGATTCTTACGCTTCTCTTGCTCAACAGGTGATAGCATATTCCATAGATCAGGCATAGTATCTCCTTATTAGTTATCCATATCTAGCATCTAAATATGGAGTGATGTCCCTTAGCCGCACCATGTAGGGGATACCCTCCGTACCCCCTACATGGCATAGCAGCTGACTCTTAGACTAGTTGTAACGCTTGCTTGAATACCTTAAGGGTATCATCTTGTGCGCCACCACTAAGGTTATCCCATACACGGTTGGCTTGCGTTGTCTTACGACCACGACTAGCAACCTTGAATTGTAAACCCTTAGTAACAGCATTAGCAGCAAGCCAAAGACTTGCTTCACCCTTAGTTTCCTTACGCTCAGTATCGAATGTTTCTGCCCAACTACCGATAGTTACCAAAGCCTTCTTATAATTCTCAGACTCGGCATCAGTTGTTGGGTTAGCAACAACAGGTGACTCAAGCATTCCATACATATCAATCCAGAATGATTTAATCTGATCACTTGTTAATGCAGTAGAAGCCATTGCTTGTACTTTCTCTTGAAAGAACGCACCAGTTTCCTTAAACTTACCAAGTGCAGTACGCATAGCTTGCATCTTATCTTCCATCGTAGTACCCTTATGGGTGATACGATACATATTCTTACCACGACTTGCTTGTAACGCCATACTCAATGTGTTATTGCATACAATACGAATGCTAGTAGGCAACGCACAGAATGCAAGACTACCATCATGCGAATTAATCAATGCAAGATACTGAGTAACAGGATCTCCGTCATTCATAGATACATTAGATGCATTGAATGTTTCACCACGCAATAACAAGATAACCTTACGACCATTCTTCAATGACAATGCAGACTCTACTTTAACATCATCACTGATAGAGTATGCCATCTCAAAATGCTCAGAGTTCTGAATGATCTCATAGTCAGGTGATTGAATGCTAAGGATATCCTTAGTATCTTCACGGACAATAGCAGCATAGTCCGTACTGAACACAGGCTCAGTCACATTGGGCAACTGAGTGTATACCATAGGTGACTTAATAACATTCCAATTCAAACCCGCAAGATGCAACGCTTGGAATGGTGACATATCCTCAGTGATAGTCTGTCCAATACCATGCCATGCAGCTTGTCGATTAAACACCGCACCATCATTCTCCATCAATTCATGCGCCATAATAGTATCTCCTTATAGGTAAGTGAAAAAGTAAAAACGATTATTTAAGATCCCTGTCATTAGGATTAATGATATGATCTTTATGTTTAGGATTAAGTTCCCTATCTTTAATATCAGCCCAGCCTTTTTTAACTACATTCTTATACTTGTATCTATCTTTATTTTTAAACTGTTTCTTTTTAGGTTGACTCATAACTTTACTTTCTCTTGACTTATCCATTAGATACTGTCGTATCTCTAGCCCCAACTATTGGGAACTCTAATGACTAGGATGGGAGTCGAACCCACAACAAAAAGATTTTAAGTCTTCTTCCTCTGCCA